ATCATAGATGTCGCCGGTTGGGATTTGACTGACTATCTGGGATCAAACGGAAAAGCCGCAAACCCTATCTTCGCCTGGAGCCACAATTACCAGGTATTGCCAGTAGGGAAAACCTTGACAGCAATTAAAGATGTAAGAAATAAAACCTTGAAAATTCAGGTAAAATTTCCGACAATTGCAGAGTTATGTTCAGACCCTTCCAATCCTTCCGACGCGGCCTTATTTGCCGATACCGTTTATATGATGTACAAAAACGGAATGCTAAACGCGGTGTCGGTGGGATTCAAGGCGATAAAATGGAAAACTCGGGATGATGAAGCCGTTCACGAAATGAATCAATGGGATAGAGGAATTCATTTTTTGAAACAATCTTTGCTAGAAGTGTCGGCAGTACTTATTCCGGCAAATCAAGATTCACTTGTTACTGCAAGGGGAATGAAGTCTTTCAACCTGAAAGGATTAAAAATATTTGAGAAAGCAATGCAGGAAACAACCGTGAAAGCGGTGGAGGATAATGAAATGGATAATGTCATGATAAAAGACCTGGATGAAAGGATTAAAAACCTTGAATCCGCAATTGAAGTCAAGGCAGGGTCAAAGTTCTCGGCGGAAACAAAAAAAGCCATTGCCGAAGTTGTAGAAGCTCTAAAGGCTTCGCACAAAGGCGTAAAAGCTTGTCATGAAATACTTGCAAAAATGATTGAAGATGCCCCGGCTGAAGAACAGTCTGGCACATCTGGTCAGGACGGCGGGGCGAGTGACGGCGTGGAAATTCCGAAACCGAACAATGACGGGAAAACGTCGGAAGTTGAAATCGTAAAAGATGTCGACTTTTCAACCGTATCACTTGATGATGCGGCAAAATTATTTACGGAGTAAACAAATGGAAATTCAGACCAATGGAACAGAACTGAAAAAACTTGATGATCACATCAAGGAACAGGTAGAAAGTATCTTGCTTGCAAAAGCCAATGATCCGAACGGCGCGGCAAAAGCTAATCTGCAGACGAAATATGCAGAGGCAATGGCGGGGTCCATCATGGAGTCTAATGCAAAAGGACAGAAAGTTGAATCTGGTCAAGACCAGTTCAGCAAATTTGCAATGGTTGTTCTTCGCAGTAATAACGATCCTGAGAAAGCCGTTGCTATTGCCGAAAAACAATATCCTCAAAACAGCTTCTTGCATGGTTGTTTCAAGGCGCTGACTGTAAGCAATCCGTCCGAAGGCGGATTTGCAGTACCGGAAGTTCTGTCTTCCGACATTATTCAGATTCTGTATCCTAAGCTCGCTTACAGCAAGCTGGGTGCAAGACGGATTGACATGCCGAATGGAAACCTTACACTTCCGCGGTTTGATGTCCGTGCATCGTCCGGGTATATCGGCGAAACTGCAAAAGCCGCAGATACCAAACCGACCATTGGTGCACTCAAGGGTTCGGCAAAGAAGCTTGCCGCGCTTATTCCCATTTCGAACGACCTTATCAGGGGAGCCAATCCTTCCTTTGATGCGTTTGTGCGGGATGATCTGATCATGAGTCTCCAGCTTGCGCGTGACTACGCCGCCTTTTATGGCGCGGGAACCGCACACAGTCCAGCCGGGATTGATACCCAGTTGACTTCTGCCGAAAGTATCGGATCACTGTCAACGGTGTTTAATGCAGATACTCCGGCAAATATGAAGGGCTTGCTCATGGCAAAGAACGTACCCGGAATCTCAATGGGTTGGGCGTTTAACGGTTATCACTGGTCATACCTGTATAACTTAAAAACCAGTACCGGTGCATATATTTTCCGCGACGAAATGAACACGGGAAAACTGCTTGGCGACCCGTTTGTGGTGTGTAATCAGATTTACTCTGACAACCTTGCAGGCGGAACCGCGCCTACGTCCAGCAACTACGGCGATATGTTTTACGGGGATTGGAGCGAGTTTATCGAATTCGTACAGCTTGACATGGAGCTTATGGCGAGCAAAGAGGCCAGCTATGTCAACAGCGACGGCGCTACCGTTTCGGCAATGCAGCAGGACATGACGGTTCTCCGTGCCTTGAGTCTCCATGACTTTGGACTCAGGCATAAAGAATCTTTCGTAAAATCCCGCAACAAATATTCGTTGACCTAAGCGATTACAAGCCGGATAGCACCTACGCCGTCCGGTTTGTTTTAGTATTTAAGTAATTCGCATGAATTACCAGTCGTAAGGTAGGGAGAAAAGAAAATGAGAAGCAAACTAATTCAGCAAATCGACTCGATCGTGTCGGTGGTGTCAAAGGTTCACACTGCAAGCTCCAACACGCTTGTAATTAAAGGGCTTGGATGGAAGCATGTCGATACTAATGCCGCTCTGGGACGCACTGACTCCGCGTATTGCCTTGTCAATGCCGGATTGTCGAGCGGAGCAACCGGATCATTTACTGTAAAGGTCCAGGAATCCGACGATGATACCGACGGCAACTACACCGACGTGACACTCAATGCAGTGTTGCCGGTCACTTCCGTAACAAGCTCTGCCGGTTCAACGGTAGGTTTTTTTCTGAAGACCGCTGGACTTAAGCAGTGGGTGAGACTGTATATCACAATGGCAACGGTCGGCGCAACCGATACGTGTCCGATGGGATCAGCTATTATTCGGGGGGACGGAAACGTGGAATCTCTTCCGCGTTCTGCTGTTGCGACGGTTTACCGCAAGGCGTAATTTTTTTTAAGGAGCTTTGAACATGGCACTTGTAAACGCATTGACAACACTGGCAAACGCAAAAACCATTGCTGGCATTTCTTTATCAAATACCGCTTATGATGCTATGTTCGAGCTTCTTGTAAATCGTGTCAGTGCGTCTGTCCGTGGATATGTCGGGAGAGAATTAACCAGACAGACAATAACAGAACAGTTGCACGGAAACAACCGGCAATTTTTATTGTTGAAAGAATGTCCGATAGTATCCGTTATTTCGGTAACGGATAACGGAAGACTGCTTGTGTTGAATACGGATTATCGCATGGACATGCAGGATGCACAGTCAGGAAAATTATACAAAATTGACGGGTGGAACGCACTGACGATAGGATCAGGGCTTACTATGGACATTATGGCGAGCGCAAGGTCTATAACAGTTGTCTATGCTGCCGGTTATTATCTTCCGGACAATCCTTTATATGTAGCCGGTTCTGCTGCCTCTTTGCCTTTCGATCTTCAGGGAATTGTTGAAGAAATAATTGCAGAAAGATATTTCAAAACAACAAGAAAATCGACGGGATTAAATTCCTATTCAGAGGGCGGAATCTCTTTTGGGTTTGATAATGGGAAAGCAAACAGTACGGCTCTTGGGTTCTCGGACGAACAAGTTGCTGTTTTGAATAATTATCGGAAAGTAGTAGTGGTATAAGTATGGATTTTTGCCCTTGCTCGTGCGGCGGCGTTGCTCCTTTCCTGTCGTATGGGCATAGGGTTTTTTATAACGGAGCGAGTCGATGATCGAAAATGCAACGGTTTATATCTATACTCCGACAATAATCAAAACTGCTGACGGGATTAAAAAGGTATGGGGATATAAAAACACTCCGAAAGTCATGCCTGCCGAAACGTTTCGGGCTGATGTCCAGCCGAAATCTTTGTCTCCGGCGCAGGTCATGCAATGGGGTTTGTCAAACAGGGACGCGGACGCGAAGTTAATGATTTTTGATGATTCGCTTTACACACATATAAACAGCCGGGCATATATAATAAGTGACATTAAGGGTCAGGAAAATGTTTATTATGAAATAAAAGCAACCAATTTTTGGTCTTTGCACGGCGAGGCTATTCTTGTTCCGGTGCAGGGTGAATCATGACCGTCACTGAAGCCAAGGCGGACATGGATAGACAGATTGCAGCTGCTAAAAAGAAATTGACTGATAAAGAAAAAGAAGTGAGGGCTAAAAGCGATATGGCTGTTGCAAAGTGTTGTATGATAATTCAAGCAACGGCGGTCAAGTTAATGAGAGACACGCCGCCGAATACCGATGTGTCCTATGGAAAGCATAACCATCACCCGTCTTTTCCCGGCAATGCACCGGCGATTGATTATGGAACGTTGATGAGAAGCATAACGTTTAACATCGAAGACGAAGGTGGAAAGGTTGTCGGGTATGTAGGGTCAACAATTTTGAATCCGCCATATGGCGAATATTTGGAAAATGGAACAAGCCGGATGAAACCAAGACCGTGGCTGACTCCGGCTATGGATATGAACAGGGTTAAAATAAAAAAAGTTCTTTTCAGCATTGTCGAGAACCAAAAGGATGACACCGATGTTACCGGTTAAAAATAAAATATATACCATGTTGACCGGCGATGCATCCTTGACGCTTCTTTTGGGAGGCTCCGATAATATCGTTTCTTCATGGCCGGAAGAAATTCTTTTTTTTCCGGTTGTGATTTATCAGGACGAGAATCAAAGCGATTCGGAATTTTCCGACAATAAACCTACAATGTCAAGAATACGATATAGAATTGATGTTTTTACGAAATCCGATTCTGTCACAACAACAGAAATAGGTCTTGAAATTGCGCGCATAATGGGCGATGATTTTTTTTCATGTGTATCAAATGGCGAGGTGCAGGACAATACCGAAGGGGTAAAACACCGCGTTATGAGATTCGGTCGGGAATTATTTCTGACCGATATACTATAGGAGGATAAATATGGCTAGTGGACAGAACCCCAAAATCGGGCTTGATATGGTTTATGTCGCAAAAATGGTTGAAGGATCGGACGTTTTAGGGGGGACACCAACATGGGATGCATCATTCCCTTTACCCGGCGCAGTTCTTTCAAAAATAAATCCCAACGGTGCATTGATTACAGACTGGGCGGACAACGGCCCGTTTTTTGTAACCAATTCGCGCGGAAATCTTCAGTTATCTCTGGAGCTTACCGGAATTTCCCAGACGGCTCTTGCTGCTTTGTTGGGGAATACTATTTCAAACGGCCTTACGTCGGAAGATGCACTGGCTCAGTCTCCCTGGTTTGGGTTAATGTTTCGGGTATGGATTGGTGGACTTGACTCCGGCGGAAATAAAATTTTTAAATATTTCAGCTTGCCGAAGGGAAAGTTTGCGATCCCGGAAGATGGCGCTGACACCAAGAAGGACTCTATCAGTCCACAGCATGTAACCTTGTCGGCTGAATTTGCGCGGCTCGAAGCCAATGGTCTGATTTCTATACACGGCCGCTCGGACGAGTCTATGACGGCTACTGCTATTGCAGGTTGGTTTTCAACTCCGACATGGCAGTTGACACAAAGCTTGACAGCCGTAACGGTAGGCGTCATTACTGGATCAAGCTCCGGCAAGACCATAACAGTACCTTTTGCAAAGTCCGGGGAGACATTCTCGATGGTTGTTCCGAACGTTTCGGACGTTTCGATTTCTGTTGTTTCTACAGGATTGTTAATTGCCGGTACGACAACGATCACAGCAAGTGCCGCCGGAATCGCACCGACGCTTATTCTTGCCAATACGAACATTTCGGCAGTATCTCATCTTGTTTCGATTACCGCTGGAGTCAAAGATGTCAATGGTGTGCCTGTCACACCGAAAACACAGCTTGTAACACCGGCTTGATGAATTGCGCGTGACAATATTCACGTAACATGGGGCGGGGGGTTAAACCTCCGCCTTAATTTCTAAAGGAGAAATGAAATGGACAAGGAAGAAAAAGAGATTCAAACAATTTCGGGGAAGGGGCATGCGCTTGAGATGGGCGGGGTAAAGATAACCCTTTTTTATCCGATGAAAGCATGGCGGAAAATAAAAGAAATTTACGGCGGCTTTGCAGGAATACAAAAATCATTATCGGAAGACCCGCTTGACTTTGTTCTTGAAAAACTTCCGGCGTTGCTTTTGTTGGGACAGGAAGGCGACAGTAGCGCGACGCTGGAAACAATGGAAAAATACATTGACAAATATACAATTTCTGAAATGACAAAAAAAATTCTTCCGGTGTTTATCGCGGCTTTAACAGACACGCTTCCAGAACCGAAGAATCCTGAAGACCCTACGAAGACCGGGACGGAGAAATAACCGGATGGCCGTGGATATATTTATTTACGGCTAGCCAGACCGAACTCGGGAAAAGCGAAAAGTGGTTTTGGAAGTCAACACCAAGAAAAATAATAGCGATGCTTGACGAGAAAAAAAGAATTGACATTGCGAACTGGAGAATCCAGGGCTGCCTGAACCAGGGCGGAGAGGTAACTTTCGGAAATGAAGATGTATCGGGAATAGACAAACCTGTTGATATTGAAGCATTGAGTTTTTTAAATTTTTAGGAGGTGTCCGCGTGAGTGATGTTTTTAGTATATACGGAAAGATCGGCGCGGACTCAGCTGATTTTGATAAAGCAATCGGGAAGGCCACAGACAGCTTGTCAAAATGGGGAATCGATTTAGGGGTTATGTATGATAACGGGAGTTCTTTTTTTAAGAGCTTCGGCGTAGACATTGACAAATTTGCCGGACAGCTGGGGACAACGGGTCCGGCTCTTGCCGGACTTGTTGGTGGTGCCGCAGTTGGTGTAACTGCAATAACAAAAATAATCGGTGTCACACAGGATTTGGCGAAAGAATGGGCTGGCGATGAGGTAGCGGCACTGAAGTTTAATGCCGCTATCGAATCATCCGGAGTAATGAGTGTCGGTGCATCCGAACGGTTGACAGAATTATCCGAAAGCATGGCAACAATGACCGGAATGGCAATTTCGGCAACACAAGAAACAATTGCCATGCTTGTGGCGACGGGAAGAAATGAAACAGAAATAAATAAAATGACAACGGCAGCTGAAGGACTGTCCGTTGCCACAGGAACTACGCTCGACGCAGCCTTGACACAAATAAACATGACATTTTCCGGCTCGATAGGAAGATTGGGAAAGATGACTCCGGCACTTGCCGATTTGTCAGATGAAGAATTAAAAAATGGCGGTGCGGTTGATCTTTTATTGAAACAATATGGCTCTCTTGCAGACACGCTAAAGGATTCTACTGATGTTTCACTAAAAAATAATGTCAACGCATGGGGGGAATTAACTTCGTCCATGGGCAAGGTGTCGGAAGAATTCATCAAGCCGATCCGCGACATGATTACTCAATTTGTATTAGGTATTGCTGCCAACGAAACGCTGACCGCGGGGATCGGAACGCTGGGTATTGCGCTTGTGGGCGGCGGTGTGGCAATAGGAACATTTAAGCTTGCAGTCATGGCACTCAATACCACGGCGCTTTTCGGGCCGCTCGGAGTAATTGCAGGATTGCTTGCAGTGACGGCTGCCCTTGTAGCTTTTAATGAAAAAGGTAAAAAAATAGCAGAGGAAACCGCATCATTATGGGAAATTGATCCTTTGGCAAAAATAGAGGAGAGTACAAAAAAACTGGCACAGGCACAGCAGATGGTCAACCTTGCATACAAGCAGGCGAATGAACTTTCAGGGAATGAAAAAAAATATGCGCTGGCAAGGGCAGACGAAGCGGCAAGAAAATATTTGGTAATGAAAGCCGATTTGGAATATCAAAAAAAATACGCGGAAGGAACCAAGTTAATTGCAAAGTTCGACAAGGAAAAAGCCGACGCGGATGCAAAAGCCGCAAAGGAAAAAGCCGACGCGGAAGCCGCTAATATCAAACAGATTGATGGGCGCAAAGCAGCCGAGAAAATTTACAGGAATACCGTTCTGTTAACAGAGCAAAGT